CAGCTCTGACAAAGAGCCTGAAAGACGCTGGTGTGGATAACTCCGATAAGGAGTACACAGCTGCTGACAAAAAGCAGATCGCTAAGGCTGCAATCATGGTGCTCAGAAAGCTCATTGTGCTCTCCTCTGACAGCCAGGGTAAAAGCTCACAAGGCTACCAGGTTGATAAGCTGGAGAAACGCATTAAGGCACTGGCAGATGAGAACGGCCTGGAGGATGATTTTGTGGGAGTTCCTACAGTTGAGGATGGATCTAACAGATGGTAAGCTATGGGTAGGTACAATGGCACTTTCAGATACAAAAACGCTCAGGAGCCGACAAAGGATCCCAAGACTGGTTTTCTGACTGGTGGGGGTGATGGTGAATGGGCTGATGGCGGTAGGTGCCAGATCGACAAACACATACCAGCAAAGCAGATCCAGGGAACGGATGGGCAAATACACTCCTATACCTGGGATCTGTTTATCCAGAGACCTTTCCATGATGGTGACTTTCGCATTGGTACCATTGTGGAGATAACGATGGAGGATGGTAGCGTGGATGTCTTTACTATCCAGGGCGTGGATAACCAGAACAGGAGATACATTGAGCTATGGGGATAAAGCCTACGTTTGGTGACGGTTTTGTGGCAGGTCAGGTGAAAGCCTTTCAGGAACGCCTGGAGAAAGCTACTGTGTTTCAGCTCCAGTACTTAGGTGAGGAGCTTGCAAAGTACGCTAAGGATCACCACACATACACTGATCAGACAGGCAACCTCACAAACTCTATAGGCTATGCCGTGGTAAAGCAAGGAAAGATTGTTACCTATGGTGGGGAAATCCAGCCTGGAGAGGGAGCTGCTGAGGGCTTGAAAGTGGCTCAACAGATGGCTGCAAAGCTCACAAACTCTTTCTCACTCATCATTGTAGCAGGAATGAATTACGCTGCCTATGTAGAGGCTAAAGGGTACGATGTTATTCTGCCAGCCCAGCTTAAAGCAATGAGCGATTTTCCACAAACCATCCAGAGGCTGAAAGATCTGGCAAACAAAAAGGCAACTGAATTATTTGGCAAATGATAACAACTGAGGAAATAGCTGTAGTAGTCAGGGACACCCTCCTGGGTGATGCTCAGATAAACTCTCTGCTGTCTGATCCAGACAATCAGATAGACTATGAGAGATCAGACTATGCCACTGATGGTATTATCATCATCCCTCGCACAATCCAGGGTGAGGGATCGGTGAGAAACGGCCAGATCAATATCAATATCCATGTGCCTGATCTGAAAAGCAACACGATCCAGCCGAACACTGTTTACAGAAAGAACTTTCCCAGGCTGATAGAGCTAAAGAAAGCTGTTATAGACGCTCTGAAAAACCACTTTCAGGTGGAGGAGGGTTGGAACTGGTCAATAGGCCTGATCAATCCACCTATGAAAGAGCAAGGCCATGATGAGCACTTTGTTTCTATAGCCCTGGAGATAACCGTAAGACAAAAGAACAACGTATAACAATTAAAACTTAAAGATTATGCCAGTTTTAGCAACTATGGGCATTAAAGCCCTCTATTACAAGGTGTGGGGCGCAAACGAAACCAATCGTTCACAGGTTCCCACCACTGGTATGACACCTGTAGATGTTTACCAGGACACGTGCTCTTTCGTGGATAAGGATCCTACACTTACTGAGCACAAGTCAGAAACCAGCTCAAAGAAGATCGTGATGAAAACTAAGGAGGGTAGCGACCTGGTTTTCTCTATCATGGATCCGAGCAAGCAGGAGCGTGCAGACTTTGAGGGTGGTACCTACGATGCACAGAAAAAGAGCTACAAAGAGCCTGAGACTGCTGAGCAGATCGAAATGGCTTTCGTGATCGTGCCTGATGCTGGTGATACACTCCTCATTCCATGTGCGTCTGTGTCTGCCAAAAAGAACACCACCTACTCTAAGAAGGGTATCACCCTCCTGGATGTAAAAGCTAATCCTACACTCGCTGTAGAGTATGTAGAGGAGTACACCGTAAACGCTGATGGTAACGGTAAAGAGGGTTAAACCTCTCTCATCCAAACATTACTTTGGAAAGCCTCCTATCCCCTGGTAGGGGGCTTTCTTTCATTAAACAGAAAGCATTATGGAAGAAAACAAGGAAAAAGTAACAGAGGAGCTTACCAGAGAGCAACAGCTGGAGCTGGAGGAGAAAGCTATAAACGCTCTGATCGAAATGGGCGTAAAATTCTCTGTACCTTTGAAGATTAACCCAGTGAATCCTCCTAAGAGGATCCTGTGGTGGAATAAGCACTTTCCTAACCACGTCAAGGTGTGGAGGGATAAGCGAATCCCTAAGGACTGGAATGTGAGCGTTGAGAGTTTGCCAGATCCAGAACTGGGTAGGATGAAAGATGTGTACGTCAGGAACTTTGTTATCAAGCCTCTGTACCTGGGTACCATTGACTGCCTCAGAAAGCTCTACCTACAGATTGAGTTTGATGAGGAGCTGATCCAGGATCAGCCGATCCAGGAAACCAAAAAGCTGTTCAAGTATATCCCTCTGGTGGCAAAGATCGCTGCTGTTGCAGTCCTCAACAATCCCACCGTGGCTGACACAGACAGCAAGGAGGTTAAGGCTCTCTCCAAGTTCTTTGTGGAGCATCTTAATGTTACCAGGCTCAAAAGGCTGGCAGACGTGATTAGCCAGATGATGAACGCTGGGGGTTTTACGTCCTCTATCAGATCAATAAGGGAGATCGGGACAACGAAACCGAAAGACAGGGCAAATCTGGTAGAGTAATAGGGCTTAACAGTCCGTGGGGTAGCCGTGGAGAGATCTGTAAAGCATACGGATGGACTTATGACTACTTGCTCTGGAAAATATCCTGGATGAACGTGCAGATGATTCTTGCTGACAGTGCCAGGATCCTTGATACAGAATCCTCTGAGGAGGATGATAATGGCGGTATAGTACCTCAGAAACTGACATCTAAAGAAGATATAAAGAACTTTATTCAAAATAATTTGTAATGGAGAATATCAATGGAGGTTTAGGCTTTGTAGCCACTTTAGATATAAATGATTTCAATGTGTCTGCCGATGCTATGGAGAGACACATTAGACAGGTATCTACCACAACACAGATAGAGGCCGAGGCTATGGAGCAAAGTATGTTAGACTTTGCCCAGAAAGGTGCCATGTATATTCAAGCCTATTTGGTAGGCCAGGGAATGACTGGCTTACTAAACAGCATAGTACAGGTTAGGGGACAATTCCAGCAGCTGGAGATTGCTTTTGGTACCATGCTGGGTAACGAGCAAAAGGCAAAGGCTCTGATGGATCAGATGATAGACACAGCAGCCCACACGCCTTTTGACCTGATGGGTGTTGCCTCAGGTGCAAAACAGTTACTCGCTTATGGTGAGGCAGCGGATAAGGTGAATGATACCCTGGTACGTCTGGGAAACATAGCCTCAGGCCTCTCTATTCCACTCAATGATATAGTGTACCTATATGGTACGACAATGGTACAGGGTAGGCTATATGCCAATGACGTAAGGCAGTTTACAGGCCGTGGTATTCCTCTGGTTAAGGAGCTGGCTAAGATGTACGGTGTTACAGCTGAGGAGATCAATAATATGGTATCAGCTGGTAAGATCGGATTCCCTGATGTAGAAAAGGTGATCAACAGCCTCACGGATGCTGGTGGTCAGTTCTACAACCTTATGGAAAAGCAGTCAGCATCCCTTACTGGTATGATCTCCAATCTGGAGGATGCCTGGGATGGTATGCTGAATGATATAGGCACATCTAACCAGGATGTATTTGCTGGTGCTATCAGCAGTGCTACCTACCTGGTTGAGCACTACCAGGATATTCTCGACATCCTGAAAGCCATCACTATTGCTTACGGATCATACAAGGCTGCTATTGTACTCAACACCCTTGCAACCAAAGGCTATACTGGTGTTGCACTGATCGATAACACAGTACGACAGGCAAAGATCGCCTTGATGAAAGCTGAGGCTGTTGCCACAGGACAGGTAGCTGCCCAGACTAAGCTCATGCAAGCTGCCCAGGAATCACACATTGCATCCCTGGAAAAGGAGCTTACTGCTGAGGAGCTGGCAAACGTACAGAAAAACCTGAGGATAGCTACCATCCAGAGCCTACTCACAGCACAACAGCAGGAGTACCTATCTAACCTGGGGCTTACAGCAAGCTCTGAGGGCTATGAGGCTGCTGCTATGGGTGTGCTGTCAGTAGAACAGCAACAGGCGGTAAAGAAACTGGATCTTACATCAAAGAGTGCTGTTTACCGTGCTGCTTTGGAGCAGGAGGTACTGGCTAAGAAAGCAAACACCACAGCTACCCTGGATGCTATGCGTGCTGATGTATCAGCTGCTGCCAGGAGGGTTGAATCAACTAAGGCTGCTGCTGTTTCTGCTATGCAGAGGACAGAGGCTGCAAGATATGAGGTGTATTGGGCAAAACAGTCTGGTGATGCCACTGCCATTGCCACAGCCCAGAAGAAACTGGAGGCAGCACAGGATCAGCAGGCTATGGCCAGGAAAACAGCCCTGGCAGCTCAGACTGATTTCTATACTAAGAAAAAGATCCTGGAGGCTACTGCCACTAAACAGTCCACTGTTGCATCCCAGACAGACACAGCAGCTAAGACAGTACAGACTACAGCAACTAATTTCCTGAGTGCTGCTACTGCTAAGGCTACTATGGCACTCAGGACGCTATGGGCTACCATGCAAGCTAACCCCATTGGATGGCTTGTTACCATCATGGGCTTGCTCGTTTCCGCTTTCACTATGTTTAAGAGAGAGGAGGATGGTGCCAGTGATGTAATGGGTGAGTTCCAGAATAGCACCACTGAGGAGATTAACAGGCTCAATCTCTACATGAATGTGCTGAATAGTGCCACTAAGGGTACTAAGACACACAAAGATGCCATAGATAAGATCAACGCTGTATGTAAGGAGTACAATATTACTCTGCTGGATGAGAATGCAACGCTTGATGAGCAGAAAGCTAAATACAATGAGGTTAAAAAGGCTATCCAGGAAACTACAGCCGAAAAGATCAAGGCTAAGTACACTGAGCAAGCCTTAAAAGATATGGCAGATGCACAGGCAAAGGCATACAAGGATCTGACAGAGGCTGCAGAAAGCGCAAAGGTAGCTACAACATCACCAAGAGGTGATCTAAGGTATATTGACAATGAGGCTATACAAAATGCCTCTAAAGCCATGTGGGAGGCTGTAGAGGGTATGGCACTCGATGCAGCAGAGAACCTGAAAAACCTCACTGGTGATGCCTACGAAAAGGGATTTGATGAAAGCCTTTCAAAGATCCTGGAGTTTGTCAAAAACGCATCAGAGGCCTCTGATACTCAGATGTCAAATTTCAAGGATCGAATCAAAAACTATCTGGGTACTGTTGTAGGAGAGACGCAAAAAGCCCAGAAAGAGATTGATAAGCTCAACAAACAGCTGGGTACCGTGTTTAGCGAAAAGCCAGATCCCACTCCTGTTGTGGAGAGCACCAACTATGTTGAAATGACCTTTGAGGATCTGGAGAAAAAGATCAAGGATAACCAGGCAGAGATTGACGATCTCAATGCTAAGATCATTGATCCTAAGACAGATCCCAGTCAATTAGAAACCCTGAAAGCAAAGCTCCTGGAGCTTATAGGATTGCGTGATCAGCTCAATGGTGCTGTTAAGACAAAGACAGATAACCTGAATACTGATGAGGGAATCCAGGCCAGGATTAAGGCTCTTAGGGAGGAAAATGCTACTCTGGAGTATGGTAGCCAGAAACGTAAGGAAAATGCTGAGCAGATCCTGAAACTCCAGAAAAAGATGGATGATAACAACCTCACTAAGACGAAAGGCAGAGGTGGATCTGGAGGTGGTAATGCTGAAAGCAACGCTGAGCAGCTTGCACAGAAACAACTGGATGCACAGCGTAAGCTGGAGGAGGCCAGGATCCAAGTGATGGATGAGGGCTATGCTAAGCGTAAGGCAGCTTTGGATCTCCAGCACAAAGAGAATCTGGATCGTATCGATAAGGAGGAGAAAGAGCTGGAGAAAGCCTACAAAAAGTCAGGTAAGAAAGGTGGTGTTTCTGCCACTGAGAGAGCTGGCTTTGAGGAGAGGAGAAAGCTGGAAAACCAGGCTTACGACATTGAAAGCTCTAAGCTCTTTGATGGTGAGATCGAATATAAAAAGAGACAGTACCAGGCTTATTTTAACTGGGTAAAGAATGTAGGCCAGGATGTTGCCGATGCTCATTTCAAAACGCTCATTGCTGAGGGTACCAGCTTTACCTCATGGGTAAACAAGCAGATTGCTGAGCTTGAGGCTAAGCAGGCAGCTGGCAACCTTACCGATGGTGATGCAAATGCCCTGAATGCCCTAAAGCTCCAGAGGGATGAGATCGCTGGTAACAAGTCAGCTATGGATCTGTTTAAGGAGAGCCTTTCAAGGGCTGTGGGACAGGCTCAGACGCTGGCAGAAAAGCTACAGGCTGTAGCAGATCTGAAAGAACGTCTGGCACGTGGTGAGTTCCACCTGGGAGAGGATGATATGGCAGCAGCCTCACTGAGCCTGAATAACCAGGAATCAGATCTTAACAACCAGGTAGCCGATGAGGTGCTGAGTAACTATCGTACCTTTGAGGAGAAAAAGCTGTCTATCACACAACAGTACCAGATCCTTAGGAATGAGGCTCTTAAACAGGGTAATACAAATGCCTTACAGGAGATCAACCGTGCAGAGGCTGAGGCTCTTTCTGCCCTCAATGCCCAGATGTTGATGCAGACAGACAGCTGGAGAAACCTCTTTAGCGATCTGGATAGCCTCACTGTTGAGGAGATTGAAAAGCTGATAAAGGACATCAGGGAGAGGATGAGCACAGCAGACCTGAAACTGAATCCATCAGATCTGAAAGCAGTGCTGGATAAGCTGGATGAGGCAAAACAGAAAGTGCTCGACACCAACCCATTCAAGGCTCTGGGCACAGCTCTATCCAACGTGTTCAAGAAACAACAGAATGGATCAAAGAAAACTGCCAAACAGATCAAGACCGACTGGAAAGACCTGGGTAAGGCTACAGAGGCCTGTTTCTCTTTCGTGGATGATGCTATCAGCAGTTGCTCTGTCCTGGGTGATCTGATTGGTGAAAACGGTAAGGCTACCCTGGATATGATCAGTGGTGTAACGTCTGCTGGTATTGCTATGGCAGCAGCTATCAAGACAGCAGAAAAGGCCAGTGTGGTACTGGCTGCAATAAGCATTGCACTCCAGGCTATCCAGTGGATTGCCACCATATTCAACAATGATGATGATCTCCAGGATGAGATTGATGGCTACCAGAGGCAGATTGATGGACTGTCAAGTGCTTTCAATAGGTTGCAAAACGTGATGTCACACACCTATTGGGAATTTTCCGATGAGGAGGAGGCAGCATACCAGGCCAGGGTTAGGGCTGTTGAGAATCAGATTGCAGCACTGGAGAGAGAAAGGGCTGCTGCTGGAGCCTGGGATTTCGCTGCTGTGGCAGCTTACAATAAGCAGATCAAGGAACTCCAGTACACTCTGGAGAAAGTCAAGAATACTGGTGACGTAACAGATCTGTATGAGATCCAGAAACAGAACCTCAGGAACCAGCAGGAACTGATCAGGCAGCAGATTGAGGCTGAGAAAGACAAGAAAGATACTGACTGGGATCAGATTGCATCCTGGGAGGAAAAGATCAAGGATATTGACAGCCAGATTGATGATCTGGAAAGGCAGATGATCGAAATGCTTGCTGGTACCGATGTTAAGACTGCGCTCGATGAGTTTGCCGATGCTCTGGTAGAGGCTTACCTACAGGGTGAAAACTCTGCTGAGGCACTGGGTAAAAAGACTAAGGAGGTGCTGAAAAACGCTGTTGTAGAGGCTCTGAAAAGGAGATACCTGGCAAAGGCTATTGATGATGCCGTGAATTACCTGGGTGAATCCATGAAAGACGGTGCGCTGTCTGAATCGGAGCGTACACAGTTTACGTCTATGGTAAACCAGGCAGGCGATCTGTTTAACAAAGCCCTGGAGGGTGTTGGTGACTGGATCAAGGATATGGAGGAGGATGCAGATCCTCTTACTGGAGCCGTTCAAAGCATGAGTGAGGAAACAGGCGGTGTGATCGCTGGTAGGCTCAATGCTTTCATCATCAACCAGGGAGATCAGACAGCACAGCTGAAAGCTATCCTGATCTACCAGGCACAGATCAGCCAGAACACAGCAAACACTGTGGCAGAGCTGAAAGGTATAAAGACTGAATTACAGGCTATCAGGAACAGTGGTAGCTCATTACTTTCACAAGGTATAGCATGATTATGGAACAGAAAGAATTGGTAAACCAGCTTAGGACAGATGGCGCAATGAAAGGATTGTGCCAACTGTACCAGCTGAAACTGAAAGGCAGCAGGGATATAGAGGCTCTGGTAAAGTTATTTATCAAGGGTATTGATTTCTGTGTCAAAAACGACTATCCCACTCTGGAGTTTATGCGCCAGAATTTCAAGGGTAAGAGTGAGCCTTATGGTGGTTTTGTCGATGATGAGGTGGTGGTGGATAATCTGCCAAATGCCGTGCTCAATGGTGAGTGCAAGGGTAAGCTGAAATACACTGGTTACAGTGTTTCCAGGCTGATCCTCAGGCATACCTCTAAGGCAGCTGTCAATGTTGAGGATCATGCCTACCTGACAATAGATGTGTTTGATAACTCTCACCTCTATTTAGCCGTGGCTGGAACTAATGCGGAGGTATCTGTGAATGTATATGGTGATGCCCAGGTTGATTGTGATGGATCTGGGATCAAGGTGGTAAACAAAAACAAAAATACTTATTGATATGATAGACAATAATTTGATACTCTGGCTACCATGTAATGATCCTGATGGCAGTGTAGCCTATGATTTCTCAGTAGGTCGTAACGATGCCACACTGTCTGAGGGTGCAACGCTGGAGAAAATAGTTACAGGTAAGGCACTATCTTTCAACGGTGCTGGTGAGGCTTTATCAGCAAGGGTGATACCTTTCAGTTCTAATTTCACAATTTACCTGGTGTTGATCCCCTCGGAGCCACTGCTGGGATGGTTGCTGAATTTCTCTGGAGAGAATAACTATATGGAACAATGGCTACAGGTGGAGCCTGGAAAACCTGTCACACTTGCTTTCGTGAAAGACGGTAGCAACTTTACTGTTTATCGTGATGGCCTGGAGATCTTTGATGATGTATTGCCTGGCACGCCTATTGGCTTTTCAGTGAATGATCCAACCGTTACAGGTAGCTTTGCCATGATCGATGAGGTGATGATCTACAGCGTGGCTAAGAGCCTTGCAGAGATCCTGATGCTATCAAAGGTATCTGATGATGTGGAGTACTACCTGGATGGTGTGAATCTGAAAGATTATGGTGTGAATGTCAGTGGTAGCAAAGGACTGGCTGGCAGGCTTGCACAGAAAGATGCCCTCACTGTTGATTGGGACAGCTATCATGGTATCGTGAGGGATAAGCAGAACCCTCGTTTCAAGGAACGTAACATACAGCTTGACTGTTTCCTGGAGGCCAGGAGCCGATATGAGTATATTTCCAGGGTAAACAGTTTCTTTGCAGCCCTCGATGGCTCAGGAACGCACCGCCTAAAAGTGGAGTACGCTGGTATCTCTAAACCTCTGGTATATGAGGTGATATGTATAATAGATGTTGATCCCAATAAGACCTGGGGCAGATACAATGATCAGGCAATGGTAGGAACATTCAACCTGAAACTGGTTGAGGATGAGCCTGTGAAACGTGTGCTCAGACACATTGGAGCAGCAGGATCAACCAGCTCTATCACTGTCACCAGCACAAAGATGCTCAATATTTACTGGGGTGATGGTACCCACACATTCAACGTGTCTGGATCTGCCAGGACAATAACACATACATACACCAATGCTGGTGAGTATGACATTGTGATCACAGGTGTTATTGAGGAAATAGAGGCTTTCTCTACAAATGATATTCTGCTATGGGAGAATTTACACTAATAAAAAGGAACGGTGATACCATTCCTCTGTTTTCAAGGGAGCCGTTTTGCTGTGTCAAGTCAGCACAGCAGAGCGTTTCCCTTATGGGGGATGATACCGTAAGCCTGGAAATTGTCACCACACAGCTTATTACCTTTGAGAAAGGTGATAAGATCCTGGTTGATGGTGATGAGTACAGCATCCGTACAACTGTAACCAGGGAGAAAATATCAGATACCCACTTTATCTATAAGCCTGTATTCTATGGTGTGATCTATGAGCTGATGAAAACCCTCTATCGTAACTCAGATGTTTCTGGCAGGAGCGATAAGAGCGATTTCAGCCTTACCTACACCATTAAGGACTTTGTTAGGGTGATCATATACAACCTGAACAGGGACTATCCTGGCTTATGGGATTTCGATGCAGCAAATTGCCCAGACACTGAGGCACAGACCATCCAGTTCAACAGGCAGAACTGTTTGAAAGTGCTCCAGGATCTGTGTAGTAAGGAGCATTTCAATTTGGATTTCCGTATCACACAGAATAACGGTGTCAGGACTATCCATATAGGACAGTTTGGAACCCAGGTAGTACCTCCTGGAGGTGGTACCTATTTTGAATGGGGCAAAGGTAATGGACTGTACAACCTCAAAGAGGAAAAGGTGGATGATAAGACCATCAAAACCAGGCTATG